CAGCCCGCGCCGCAGCCCGCGCCGCAGCCCGCGCCGCAGTACGAAGGCCTTGAGACCCTGCTGCAGCAGCTTTTGCAGGGTCAGCAGACTACCGCACAGGCAATGCAGACCATGACCCAGACGTTGCAAGCGAACGCGCTGGGGCTTGGCATCCAGCAGCAGCCTACTGCCAACGCCGACACAGTGACGGCCCGGATTATCGACCCCACCTATGGAAAGGAAGTGAAGTAATATGCCCCTTGGCATGGATTTTCAGGACATTGCCGCAATTCTGACGGAGATCAACAAAGTGGCCACTGGCCAGGAACCGACGTCTCCCATCGTGGACACGTCTAGTTTCGTTTCCGTCGCGCAAGTCGCGTTGCTGACCGGCCGCGACAACTTCACCAAAGCGATCAGTCAGGTGTTGGGACGTACCATTTTTGCCGTCCGCCCCTACGATGCCCCGCTGAAGCGCTTGCAGGTGACCGGCGACGACTGGTCGAACCATGTGCGGAAGATCAATTTTTGCGACACTGCCCCCGTCACCGATAAGGCGTGGGCGCTGGAGGACGGCCAGAGCGTGGACATGTACGAAGTCCACAAGCCTAAAGTCCTTCAGACAAACTACTATGGGCAGACCAATTACAGCCGCGTGTATACCCAGACAGACACCCAGATGGAGGCGGCATTCAAGGGACCCGAGGAACTGGCGCAGTTCTGGTCGTCCTTTGTGCTGCACCTGTCGAACCAGATCGAGGCCGATCGGCGCAACCTCGCCAACAACCTGATGGCGAACCATCTGACCGGCATGACGGTGACCAGCCCCAAAAGCGTTATTTATCTGCTCGATGAGTACAACGCCCAGCAGGGCACCGAACTGACGGTGCAGGACGTCTACAAAGAGGCGAACTTCCCGGGTTTTGCAAAATATGCCTATGGCCGTATTAACGATATTTCCCGCCTTATGAAAGAGCGTTCCATTAACTGGCACCAGAATTGGAAGATCGGCAGCGGGACGTACAACATTATGCGCCACACGCCATATGATCGTCAGCACCTCTATCTGTACAGCGGCACGCAGAGCCAGATCGATGCCCGCGTGATTCCCGAGGTGTTCCACGACAATATGCTGAAATACCGCGACGCGGAACAGGTCACGTTCTGGCAAAACATCGACAAGCGCGATACCATCTCCGCAACGCCTGTTGTAACCACTGCTGCCGGTGCGGCATCCAAGAATGCAGCAGTGCAGCTGACCAATGTGTTCGGGTGCCTGCTGGACTGGGATGCCATCGGCTACACTCCGAAGCTGTCTCGCGTCGTCCCGACTCCCATGAACGCTCGTGGCCTGTATACGAACTTCTGGTATCACTACGGTTGGTCGTGGTACGATGACTTCACCGAGAACGCCGTTCTGTTCCTGATGACCAAAGGCGACGTCACCGCCCCGAGCGATGCCAAGGCGGCAAGAGCGTCCACCCTGAAAACCACCACGCACAAGGACGCGGACCCCTCTAAGTCCTGACCAGCACCGGCGGGCATTGCCCGCCGGTTATTTTATAGGAGGCGTTATGCAAGCAACATTTTACCAATTCGCAAAGCGCACCAACAGCACAAAGCGGCCCAGCGGTGGGCAGGGGTTCGGAATTGACCTTAAAGCCCCCTGTAATATCATTGACCCCGAGATCAAGATTGCAACACAGAGTGACCCCACCGGGTACAATTATTGCTACATTCCCACGTTCAGCCGGTATTACTGGGTGAAGAACTGGACATATTCGGACGGGCTCTGGAATGCGTCACTGACTGTCGACACTCTCGCAAGCTATCGAGACCAGATCGGCAGCGCTACAGAGTACGTTGTGAGATCGTCCGCTAAGTATGATGGCACAATTTCAGATGGCCTTTACCCGGCAACCGCTAAAGTGCAGAGCGTAACAACCTCTTTTCAAGGCGGTTTTGCGGAAACAATCAGCGGAGGCTTTTTTATTATTGGCTTTATCGCCAAAGCGGCCAACTCCATCGGGGCTATAACCTATGTAGTTATGACCCCCGGAAACGCCAAAAAGCTATCTGCAAAATTGCTGACTGATGTGTCATACCTTAGTATTGATAACTCCGAAATCAGCGACAATTTGACAAAGGTCCTTTTCAATCCGTATCAGTATATCGTAAGTTGCAACTATTTTCCATTTGACATCGCTGAACTCACCGCGCATTTGCCGCTTGTGGCTAAGATCGACGTGGGGTGGTGGTCTGTGGATGTACCTGGATGGATTTTGGGCGAAGATAACAATAACTTCAAAAAATCGGTAAGTGTGACTGTACCGAAGCACCCCCAGGCGGCAAATCGTGGCGAGTATTGCAATGTTGCCCCTTACACGGATTACACTATTTATCTGCAGCCCTTTGGAGTGATACCCCTTGATGCCTCTAAAATGTGGGGGGCTGCCACATTATCTATACAATATGTGGCGGACCTTTTCACCGGTGACAGCGTACTGCGCATATTTACCAATGGTACACAGCTGGTATACGAGACAACCGCAAAACTAGGTGTATCGGTGCAGCTGTCTAATATTAACTTTGGTATCCCCTCCGGCAGTGGGGGTCTTTTGCAAACTGGTATTGCTGCAGCGTTTGGAGGTCTACAAGCGGCATTATCTGGCGGAACTTTATCGGACGTCGGAAACGGTATTTTTAATGCAGCGCAAGCAACCAATGCAGATGTTGCAAGTAAAGGTGCTACAGGGTCTACAATCGCCTTTGATATGGCGCCCTATATGGTTGCCAGATTTAAAATTATTGTGGACGACAACAACGAGGACCACGGCAGGCCCCTTTGCCGGCGCGTCCAGCTGTTCAGTATCCCGGGGTTCATTATGGTAGATGACCCCGACATTGCATTAACCGCAACAGCCGCCGAGATTGACAGCGTTAAAAGCTATATGAAAAATGGATTCTTTTTAGAGTAGGAGGCATAAACGATGGCAGTATATAAACAGTGCATTACTGATGTATCACCGATCAGAGTCACCGCCGGTTATCCGGCGTACCCTGACGGAAGCCCCCACCGGGGTATTGACACGGTACACGGAGATCATAAAGCCTACGCGCCCGAGTCTGGCGTTGTGGTCGTGGCTCAGCACTGGAATGGCAGCACCTCGGGCGATCAGTCATGGGGCAATATGATTAAAGTACGGATGGCCGACGGCACGACATGGCGAGCCGCTCACTTTGCCTCGCAAATTTGGAACGTGGGCGACACAATCTCCAAGGGGCAGTTCATCGGCACACAGGGACAAACCGGCAACGCAACGGGCATACACACGCACTGGGAATATGCCGATGCCGCCGGAAACCTGAGGGACCCGTCCAGCATTATCAGAATCCCGAATCAGGTGGGGACATGGGACGTAGAGTGGGACTCGGGCGGGGGCCCTGGCCCGGGTCCCGGGCCGTGGCCTACTGGCAAATTGCCGGTATGGTTGCTGTTTAAGATGGCGAAGGGAGGTCGGCTGTTGTGAGTGCTCCATACAGCTACGAGCAAATTAACGCCCATGTGTCGCCGGTGACTCCCTCCGTGATGCACACAAAAGGAAATAGCCTGTCCTATTATTTCCGCAAGTATCTATTTCTTGAGGCCGTATCTATGGTACGATGGACGCTCCCCGACACGTGGCCCAGTAACCGATTGCAATATCTTGTGTTCGGTTCCGGTGGTGTTACGGTGTTCAATACTGACCGTTATGGCCTAGTCTATGACCGAATGGGACTTACCGGCATTAACATTTTCTACAATCCCACGCACTCCATCATTGCCAACCCTTTTATTAAAGGATCCCCCTATTTGCAAATCGGAAAACAATGCGAGATCATCAATTTGCAGCCCGATTACCGGGGCATGGTGGATATTGTGGCCTATTATGGGGACATGATGGCCCTTGCCGCCCAGACCATCCAGAGCAATTTAATCAATAGTCGCCTTGCCTACGTGTTTGCGTCCGGCAACAAAGCGGGTGCAGAATCTTTTAAAAAGATGTTTGACGCGATTATGCAGGGTGACCCCGCCGTTTTTGTTGATGCCTCTTTGCTCAAAGCACCCAAGAATGGGGCATCCGGGCAATCCCCGTGGATGTATTTTGCAACTGACCTCAAAGGGAACTTCATCACCAACGAACTGTTAACCGCCCTTAAGACCATTAAAGCACTATTTGACACCGAGGTCGGTATTCCGAATACCAATACCAGCAAGAAAGAGCGGATGCTTACCGACGAAGTCAATTCAAACAACGTTGAGACAGCCGCAAAAGCGTCGCTCTGGTTGGACAGCTTACAGCGTGGTTGCGAACGGGTCCACAAGCTCTTTGGGATTGACAAGTCTACTTTATGGGTTGACTGGCGTTTTCCGCCCGATACTAATACGCAGGAGGTGAACAACGATGCACGCAACATTGAGCTTTAACGGGTTGCTGACGGGATACCCGGAACTGTTTGACGACTTGAAAGTCCCTGACAGTGTATCTAAAGAGACCGTTTGCAATCAATTACTGTTTGATACGCTAGAATTAGAGGTTCTATATGCGGACGGCCCAACAATGCGCCGGGCGCTAGGCGTCTATTCTGAAACAATGCTCCCAAGCTGGACCCGGTACGCGGCAGCCCTAGGCCTTGAATACGACGCCTTGGCGTCCGATGACCGAACCAGAACCACCGACCATGCAGGAAACAGCTCCGGCACGAACGACCGCGCATATGGCGTGAAGGGAACAACTACGCGAACGCCAGACCTGACAACCACTGGCCAGAATACAGGGAGTGACAGCACAACCCGGGACGTCACAGGGTTCGACAGTGACACCTTGCAAACCGCTGAACGGAGTACAACGGCCCTCGGTACTGGGAACACCATTACCAGCAGCGGCACCGACACGACCACCACAGATCTGACAACCACCGATAACAACGCCTCGGAATTGCACGATGTCTACAATGACACCGTGACCGAGAAGGGCCGGGCAGGACGAGACCCGCAAGACCTTATTTCCAAAGAATTGACCCTTGCAATGGAGAATGCCGTTCATAAAATCGTTACGGACATCCGGGCAAACTTTTGTTTGCTGGTATATTAAGGAGATGCAATTATGAGTATCAATCCCATTCATAAAGCGCCCTACACCAATTTTCATGACCTCAATCTGGATTGGATTATTGAGGTGCTGAACGAGTTTAATACCAAACTGACAAACTTTGTCAGTCTGGCTACAATCAAGTATGCGGACCCCATCCAGTGGGACATTACCAGTCAGTACGAGGCAAATACCGTTGTAGTGGATAGCAAGGGCAACGCATATCTGTCTGTGAAGCCGGTGCCGTCCGGTGTTTCTCTGGACCGTACGGAGTTTTGGACAAAAATTGGCAATTTCGACGAACTCTGGGCCGATGTGAAAAAGGCCATTACTCCCAACGATGAGGGCCACAGCCCCGCCGCGACAGCCGATAGAGCTGTAAACGATCTTGTCTGGGTCAACGGGGCGTTGGTACGTGTCACTAGGGCAATGATTGCCGGTGACGCTTACGTGACGGGGTCGAACTGCGTGAGCAGCTCTACCAATGAAGTGCTGCACTACCTGCTTACTACGTTTAATGAGCGATTGACCGCAGAGCAAACGGCTCGTCAGGAGGCCGACACGAAGCTCCAGACGGCTATTGACGCCGAGAAAACGGCCCGGGAGAACGCCGACACGAAGCTCCAGACGGCTATTGACGCGGAGAAAACGGCCCGGAAGGATGCCGACACGCAGCTCCAGACGGCTATCAACGATGAGAAGAAGACCCGGGAGAATGCCGACACGAAGCTCCAGACGGCTATTGGCAAGGAAACGCAGGACCGTATTACGGCCGATTCTGAATTACAAAAACAGATTGCGGAGATATCCTCTACTACGTTTGCAAACGTTAAGGAATACGGCGCAGTAGGTAACGGCTTGGCGGATGATACAGAGGCAATTAAACAGGCTATTGCATCCGGTTTGCCCCTGCTATTTCCGGATGGCACATACAATATCACACAGGATGTGACCCTAGACAGTGCGTATTTTACCTATAGTGCAATGATTATTGCAACGGGGTGCGCTGTCACGATTAAAGCCCCTATTGCGGGCGCATCCTGTCATTTCCGTAAAGCAAACGGCGGTTACTATATTATGATCGACTCCGTCGTGTATGTTGATTGGTTTAATTATGGCGGCGACCTTGGTTCGGCAATTTCCGATTACCTGCGAGGATATGAAGGGGTTGTTAAATTCGGCAGGCCGTCGAGTTATGCGGGGCTTGGCAGTAGTACGCCGTACACAATTACAGGCGCAATCTATTTACAGCCTCATACCACCTATGACTTACAAGGGTGCATTATCAAACTTACCGCAGAGGGCGCGGGATTTGTTTTCAGCGGTACGGACTCTTCACACGTCGAACGCACTATTTTCAAAAATGGTGTCGTGATTGGCGCGACAGACGCCGTGGACGCGGCTTTTTTGTCGTCGTATTCCGAGCGGTTTTTTATCACAGATTTGTTTGTAATTGGATGTCGTAAAGTGGTGGAGTGCTCGCACACTATCAATTTGCAAGTGCGCAATATTATACACGATATTGCATTAAACACGTCGAAACCTGTAACTAGCTATCATTTGTCCGAATCGTCGTCAGGTGCATTGGGCATTTCCGGCAACGCATCGTTCAGAGCCGAAAACTGTATATCTAGCCTTGGCAGTGCAACCGGCGACCGTTGGATGTTTTTGGCCGACGCGTCTGCCGATATCCGAGATATCTATATAAATAATTGCGAGTGCTCAAACACCAACGGTATCTGGATTAACGCGACTTCTACACCGTCTACTGTTTGGGATATTTTGATATCGAACTTCATTGCCGACCAGTGCCCCTTGACGGGTATCTATCTCAATAACTGCTACTCCGGCGCAATACAGATTGTCAATAGTTATTTTAACGCGGCATCCTACGGCATCCGACTTGGAAATTCTACAGCCGTTATTAACACCTGTCAATTTGTGGCAACTGCAAATATGTCAGGAATCTACTTGGAAAACAACTGTCGCGCCGTGTCAATCAGCCATTGCACATTTATAGATGTCCCACGGTGTGTGTATGTCGGTTCGGGTATCGGTACAATAATTGACGATATTATTATAACACGTAAAACAAAGTACGGCGAAGGCGACCCCGCGATTTTTATCGGGTCTGAATGGTGCTGGATTACCCGTATAAGTGGCTGGGAAATTTCCCCCGTATATACGGCAGGTATCAGATTTGGCGCTAGCAACTGCACGTTTGGCCTTATCAATGGCCTAGACCCTACCAAGTACGATAAACTGGGCGACCCTAAAAACATTCAGCAAATTTCCACTGCAGCTATTTAACCAAAACAGACCCCCTCTTTTCGAGGGGGTCTGTTTATTGCAAAAAATTGCTATACTCCCCTACCCTATGGGGGTGTGGGTACTATATTTTGTGTCTATTGACATTTTGCACAAACTTTGATTTTTTTAGTAGTATTTGCCCAAATTTGAAGAGCATATTTTCTATCAGGGCAAAGAGGTCCAAAAACAAATTCTCCTTCTTTGTCTGTGAAAGTATGACCAATAGGTCTTCTTTCTTCTTTGCCACAGTTATAAACGATTTC